GTCACAGTTGGTGATATTGTTATTGCTGCCTCGGAAGGTGTAAATATCTTTACTAGTGGTAGTGGTAGTGGAACAACTGGGGGATTCAAACTTCCTACTACTCAACTTCCAGAAGTTGAATTTGTTGGTGGCGGTGGTGGAACCAATGCCGCAGCGAGTGTAAGTTTGACTGGTGGTAAAGTATCTGGCATCACACTAGATGCTGGTGGAAATGGATATACTGCGGTTCCAGAAGTTCGTATCAAACATGGCGCTGGAACGGGAGCATATGCTACAGCAAGTATCAATCAAGCAACTGGTGTTGTTACTGATGTTACTCTTTCGAACACAGTAACTCCTGCTGAATATACGCATTATGTCAAGTTTGGTGGAACTGATCAAGAAAGATTTATTGTTATCAAAGAACAGAATTGTACAAATGTAAGTCGTTTTAGCATCAAAGTTGCTCGTGGCAATGGTGTAAATGGTGGAGATAAACCAGAGAATGGTGGTGATGAACTGAAGATCTATTACAACACGGATAGTTCTCTAAACTTTACTTCTCTAATCGACACGATTGTTGATATTGATGGATCTAAGAGTCCAGCAATTTCATCATCTTATGATGGTAATGGTAGTGGAACTGAAGCAACTAAGTGGTATTGGTATACGATTGATCTTCCAGAAGGAGCAAGAACCGAGACAACTAGATTCAAGATTGTTCAGAGTAGAAACACACCAAGTTCCTTGAATGATAATGGCGGAGACTCTGACCACTTTGGTATTTGTGATTTCATCTATGAATACATTGAAGTTACTGAACTACAGTTTATTCCTGCTGCTGGTGCTATTCCAGCGTCTGCTGATCAATTGAGTTATACAATTGATGGAAGTCCTTTATCAATCTATAGTTCTGGTGCCACTGGATTAGATGCTACATTTACATTAAGTTCACAGAATCCAATTGTTCCAACGGCAGCAATTGATCCAGACTATCCTGTTCCTGTGATTGAACCATATCATCTATGTAAGTATCTCATCAAAGCATTCTAAATATACTTTGGGAACCAATATTGAAGACATGTCTACAGAAAAACTTTTGGAATTAGATGCCATCAGAAAAACAATAACTTTCAGAAATGTCACAAAGAACATTCCTGATACTTATTGGACTGATGAACTTTCTTCGTTTCTTTATCCCCTCTGGGATTCGGATAAAGATAAGTTGGTGAACTTTGCGTGGTATAGCAACAACACATATTTTTGTCAGAAGAGGAAGTATGTGAAGAATTTTTCAACGGGTGAATATATCTGGAGAGACTATGAGTTTGAAATGTTGGAAGTAGATACACTTACTTCTGGTCTTCAATTATTTGAAAAACTAAAAGAAGCATTTTTTCTTGTAGATTCCCTAGAAAATATTGAGTATGAGAATGAGTTTGCCAAGATTAAGGCGCAGACTCGTTCTGTAAACTGGTTGACTGTTAGACTTGCTCGTAATTTCCTCTTGGATGAGACAGATCACGTATTTGTTGGTGATTCTCCTTATAGTGATGAAGATAAGGAAATGTATAGATTATACAGACAAAAGTTGAGAGATGTTCCTCAAAGTTCTTTGGATGGTGAGGCAGCAAAGGTAAAGTTCCCAATCAATCCAAAGTATTTCAAAGAAATTTTCTTGGCAAAAGATGAAACTTTGGAATACCTCGCTACAGATGAACAATTTGTTGAGTTAGCACCACATTATTTGAGCACTTTTAGAGAGAAGTTTGCTTCATATCTAATTGTCAAAAATGTGAGCGAGGGAGTATATGTTAATAGCTTTATGGATGCTCTCAAGAATTCGGGACTTGTTTATGACGGCACAATTATTCCAACCGCCAAGGATGATAAACTTGCTGCTAGCAACTATTTGAAGAATTTACTAGAAAGAATTGAAGCAGAGATGGAGAGTGGAAATGCTTGAAGTTATCAATGAGTGGGAACTGATTGACCATTACTGTCAGTCTAAAAGAAAATCTGTAGTTTATTTCAGGAACGATCTTATCAAATCTGCTACAGCAGATAAACAGCAAGAGATCTGGAATTGGTATGCTGAATTTATTGATGAGTATGTTCTTGATGCTATGAAAACCATGGGAACATGGGACATGGTTGTATTTGACAATGAAGATGTAGCAACACAAAACGCATTGTCATGGTTCCCAACAAAAGAACAGTGTCCAGATCCAGACTATTATTGGGAGTGTCATGTCATCAATCAAGATGGCAATTTTGTTTGGAAAAACATTAGCGTACCACCAACTGCTTGACATGGTGTTGACACCCATGCTATTGTGGTGAGACACTTGTGAAACAGCATGAAAGTTCCTACACAATACGAATTGACGCATCTGCAACTGCAAGCGATGCTCCGTGATCACAATATTCCAGAAAGCGAAGTAAAGTATCTGGGAGAGCGTGAGTATACTATTGAGTATGAAGCACATCCACAGTATCATGGTCAGATGATGCATTGGTATCGTATTGGCGGTGAGCATGAGGTTCCTGTCTGCGACATCGCATCTGTGGATCGGGTTGATGAATGATGGAAACTGATGTATCAAAAGGAACAGCAGTTCTTGATGCTGATGGTAATCCTATAGATTATTTTTTTAATCAGTTTGAAAAATATAAACGTGCCTCAGTTTCTGTTGAGGCTGTGGATGAAATATCCAAATACATTGATAATTTGGATCTAACTTGGGAGAAAGGATTATTCAGTTCCAAAACTGAATATGATCCACGAACTAGAAAATCTGATATTGCTTGGATTGACGATGAAAATGTATCAAATTTTGTATATTCTCAATTTTTGAGTGCCAATTCGGACCCAGATTGGCAATTTAATATTGACGCATTAGAGAATGTTCAGTATACAGTATATAAAGAGAGTGAAATAAAGGAGTCTGATGATTTTACAGAAACTCTGGATGGACATTATGAGTGGCACAGTGATCATTTGATGAGTGTTGGTGATACTAGAACGTGTCGTAAGTTGTCTATGACATTCATGCTTTCTCAAGTAAATGATGATTACGAGGGTGGATCTTTTGAGTTTCAACTCTTGAGGAATGGCAACATAGAATATGATACACTTACCTTACAAAAAGGTGATATATTGGTATTCCCATCTACACTGAATCATAGGGTGAGACCCGTCCGCAGTGGCACTAGGAAGGTTCTGGTTGCTTGGGCATGGGGACCATTGTTCAGGTGACCAATTGAAGAACTGTCACATGGGGTCGCAAGACCCCTTTCTCATGCCCTATACTATTCTCATCAACGACGCACCGCATGACCCTGACCCTTCGCCCTCACCAGCAGCGTATGCTCGATGCTCTGCTGTCTGCTGACCGTGGGCGTCTTACCTGCCCTACAGGAGGCGGTAAGACCCTTGTGATGATCCTAGACACTCTGCGCCGCCTTCAGCAGGCAGACCGCTCCCAGACGATCGTAGTGGTCTCTCCTCGCATCCTGCTGTCTGTTCAGTTGTATGAAGAGTTCTTTGCTGAACTCAATGGCAAGGTTGATGTTGCTACTCTCCACGTTCATAGTGGCGAGGTTGATGGTAACAGCACCACTAAGATCCAAGAGATCCAGTGTCACGCTGCTGTATGTAAGACTGCTGGTGTTCACCAACTGATCTTCACCACTTACAACTCTCTGCGTCGTATCAACGAGGCAGGTATTGATGTTGACACCATCTATTATGATGAAGCGCACAACTCTGTGCGTCGTGACTTCTTCAAAGAAGTTGCTGCTGCTTCGCTGACTGCTAAGCAAGCATACTATCTGACTGCCACTCCTAAGTATCGTGGTGGCGCTATCAGTATGAACAATACTGATGTGTATGGTAGCGAGTTGATCAATGTGCCTGCTCCTGAGTTGATCAGCAATGGTAGCATTATCCCTCCTACCATTCTGCCTCACGTTGTTGACATCGAGCGTAACAAGTCTCTGCTCGCTGCTGAGAATGACCGCCAGGTGCTGACTGACATCGTTGCCAAACTTGACGATGATGCTGCTCAGAAGATCCTGGTTGCTGCTCCTAACACTCGTGTGTTGTGGGCGTTGCTTACTGGCACTAATGTGATGCAGGAGTTTGCTGATCGTGGTTATGATGTGCTCCACATCACCAGCAAGCACGGTGCTTATGTGA